AGAAAGTCTCTTCTGAGGAGCCCAACCCGCTAAATTAACCCAGGCATGTAATGAAACATATGCCTCCGAAATCCACGATCTCTTGGCTGTGCCATTGATCATGAGCTGTGCTCAAAGGAAAAACAATGTCTGAAGAATCCCAAGAACAGAAGCCGGAAGACCTCGAAGGTAAGCCTCCTGTGGAGAAGCCCGAGGGCGAGAAGCCGAAAGAGAAGACCGAAGAGAAGGACGACCTCGCCCCGATCAAGGACAAGCTCAACAAGGCCTACGGTGAACGTGATTCGCTGAAGGAAGAAGTCGAAAAGCTCCGTAAGGAAAAGCGTGACGCAGAGCTCGCTCACCTGAAGGAGACCGGAAAGGAAAAGGAAGCTCTTGAAGCAACCATTTCCGACCGTGACGAAGAGATCGCCAGTCTCAAGGACCAGATTGTTGCTCTGACGAGGGATAACAATGTCCGTGAAGTTTTTACCGGATTCAAGTTCCGGAATGAACGGGCGGCAGATCTTGCGTTCGATCAGGTTACCAAGGAACTCGTCCAGGACGATAAGGGGACTTGGGTGCACCGGTCGGGCAAGTCGATCAAAGACTTCCTCACTGAATTCTCAGAAGATGAGGACAATAAGTTCTTGTTTGTTGAGAAGGAGAATCGCGGCACGGGTATTCCGCCGACAAGCAAACCCGCAGCCCCTAAGTCTGACGGTAAGCTCGCTGGGAAGTCCCAGAAAGAGGTACTGGAAATGGCCGCAAAGGGTCAGCTTCCAAATCAACGAAAGTAAGATTAAATGGCCGATGAATACGTTGACGGCGTAGGTAATAAGTACGTCCTGCAGACCGCTATTGGCGCGTATGCTCAGGAGGCTTACACCGATGCTCGTCGCATCACCAATTCGGGTATCGTTTCTTCGAACCCCACCATTGATGCCAATGAGGAAACCTTCACCGGTCAGCTTCGTTGGATGAAGCCGATCACTCCTGTGATCAACATCGCATCGCTTGTGGATCCCACGGACGGTGTGCCGACCAACTTCAGCAGCGCGTTCCTGACTTACATCAAGACCATCCGTACCTCGGGTGCCGTCAAGATTAATCTGGCCGACGCTGTGACCAAGGAAGACGGTCTGAAGCAGTACGGCGATCAAGTCACGAACATTCGTTTGATCGACGAGAATAACGCTGTGCTTTCGATCCTGAAGGGCATTGCTCTTTCGGAAGTGATGCGTGGTACTGGTACGGTCAACGGTCAGGTTGGTCTCGGCGGTCAGACTTTTGACACCGATCCGACCAATGCTCGCGTCGGTATGTACGTTGACCTTGGTTCGGCACCAATCGTGTCGTCCAATGGTTCGGGTGCTTCCCGGGTCCAGGAGCTTATCGAAGCTCTTGGTATGGCTTGGAAGGACTACGAGCCGGAGTACGCGTACTTCTTCGCCGATCCGCTGATGGTTGCCGGGCTTCGTTCCGCTAACCTGATCGACGGTGATCGTGTCACGGACGGTTCGATTGAGTTCGAATCCATCCTGGACGGCAAGCTGCGTCTTGTCAAGAGCCGCTCTAATCTGTCCTTCTCGAACGCTGAACGTACGGCCATCAACACCGGTGCGGGCATTGACCTTGTCGGTACTCGTACTTCGTTTGTTGTGCTTCCGGGCGCAATCGCTTTCGAGTCTGTCAATATCAGCAAGCCCGTTGGTATCGACAGCGATGAGTCGGCTTACCACGGCGGTGGTACCACTGAAATGTGGAACCGTTGGGGCTATGTCGCTCACCCGGTTGGCTATGACTGGGCTGGTCCGAAGACCAAGTTCCCTTCGGATATGGACTACCAGAGCGTTGAAGTCACGGACGATGTTCTTGTGCCGATCACGCATGGTTCGGTCACGGACGCAGACAATGCGCGTACTGTGTGGCAGCGCAAGACTTCGTCGGCCCTTGGTCTGGGTATTCTCCCGATCTTCCACGGCTAAGGAGAACGTAGGTGTTCCTAGTTGATGAGACTACAGTCCTTGATGCGGACACCTACTTCGCTAAGAGGCTTAACGCGGATACGTGGAAGTTGTCTACCGTTGATGATAAGTTTGCGGCTTTGACGACGGCTTCCACTATTCTTGCTGATTACAACCACACCAACTGGTTGGGTCGGCCTGTAAGCAGTGCATATCCTTATCCGGCGTTCTTACCGGGTGAACGTGCAGCTGTGACACCGACAAAGGTGAAGTGGGCACTATACGAACAAGCGTTACATCTTTTGATTAATCCTGCCGTTCTGAACGAGGAAGAATCATTGGAGTCGGTTGTTCTGGGGCCTGTACAACTTCAAAATATGTCGGTGCTTCCGCTTGTGCCGAAGCTTGTTGTGCGTCTGTTGGCTCCTTTCTCCGTCAGTGGCAACACATGGTGGAGGGCTAATTGAGCGATTACAGCAAGATGCTGTCGAAGAAGGTTGACTACGTCTTCACCAAGCTCACGTCGCTTCTCACTGAAGTTACGTTTGTCTTGCGTGAAGGCGAGTCATTTAATTTCGGCACGGCACAAGTACAGGTTGAGTCTCAAGCAAATCTCAAGGTCAAGGTGCTCGTCGTAAAGACGAAACAAGGACTTAACTCCATACGGAAGGAGTTGTTGCTCAAAGACATTAAGAGCCTCGATATTTATGATCGTGTGCTTATTGGTGCTGAAGAGTGGCGGCTCGGAGGGATCACTTACGATGACGGTTACGTCAAGATAATCGAGGTGGTTCATGGGTAAGTATGAAGAGATTGAGCAAAAGGTCTACGACGTTTTTGACGGCGATGACTGGAAAGCACAAGAACTCAAAACTTTTCCCGTTGGGTTCGAAGGCGACAAAGGTGATCCACCTTATCTCCGGTTAACTCTTGTGTATACAGGAGCACAACCGGGCACTCATTTAGCTTCCGGAGTGTTGATGATAGAAATATTTGCTGCCTGGGGTGTAGGTCCACGACCTGTTACTCAGATTGCAGACATTCTGGATGGATTCTTGGAAAGAAAAAGCAGAGAGAATTTTCAATTTTCTTTGAGTACTCTTTCGGCTTATACCCGTGATAAAGACAATCCCGGTCTAGGTCGGTCCATCTACTCGCTGCCATTCACGCGCTTTGGAGTTTAATTAAGTATGACGCATATCTCGTCCATTGGTGCGGGCCTCTTCTCGGCTTTGTCCGTGGGTGCTCCCGCCGCCAATCTCACTCCCGCTTCGATTGCAACCCTGACGACCTCGAACCCGGAAGCAGCATTCACTGCTCTTTTCGCGTCTGAGATTCAGTCGATGGGCGGCACCAAGGCGGCTGCAACCTTCGTTCAGATTCCCAACGTTCGCGAATTCCCTGAAATGGGTGTTCCGCCGAACATTGTGAACGTTCCGCGTTTTGGTGCCAGCACCTCTGCGCAGATTCAGGGTCAGTCGGATGCTCCGTCGTTCGAACTTACCGTCAACTACGTCCCTGCCGAATGGGCAAAGGGTACGTTGCTCGGCGATATGATCAAGGACGGCGTTACTCGCGCTTTCCGCTTTGCTCTGCTCAACACTGAGCCGAAGTTCGGTTGGGCCTCAACGCCCGCTGCTCTTGGCAAGATCGAGAACTCGTTGTTCTACTTCCTTGGCAAGATGGAAGCAATTACGTACAATCCGCAGCTGACCGATGCAAACCAGGCGACGGTGACCATTTCGAT